AGTTGTTAGTCTACGTGGACCGACAAGAACAGTTTCGACTCGGAAGCTTGCTTAACGTAGTGCTGACAGTTTTTTATTAGAGAGCAGATCTCTGATGAACAACCAACGGAAGAAGACGGGAAAACCGTCTATCAATATGCTGAAACGCGTGAGAAACCGTGTGTCAACTGGATCACAGTTGGCGAAGAGATTCTCAAAAGGACTGCTGAACGGCCAGGGACCAATGAAATTGGTTATGGCGTTCATAGCTTTCCTCAGATTTCTAGCCATTCCACCAACAGCAGGAGTCTTGGCTAGATGGGGAACCTTCAAGAAGTCGGGGGCCATTAAGGTCCTGAAAGGCTTCAAGAAGGAGATCTCAAACATGCTGAGCATAATCAACCAACGGAAAAAGACATCGCTCTGTCTCATGATGATATTGCCAGCAGCACTTGCTTTCCACTTGACTTCACGAGATGGAGAGCCGCGCATGATTGTGGGGAAGAATGAAAGAGGTAAATCCCTACTTTTTAAGACAGCCTCTGGAATCAACATGTGCACACTCATAGCCATGGATTTGGGAGAGATGTGTGATGACACGGTCACTTACAAATGCCCCCACATTACCGAAGTGGAACCTGAAGACATTGACTGCTGGTGCAACCTTACATCAACATGGGTGACTTATGGAACGTGCAATCAAGCTGGAGAGCATAGACGCGACAAGAGATCAGTGGCGTTAGCTCCCCATGTCGGCATGGGACTGGACACACGCACCCAAACCTGGATGTCGGCTGAAGGAGCTTGGAGACAAGTCGAGAAGGTAGAGACATGGGCCCTTAGGCACCCAGGGTTCACCATACTAGCCCTATTTCTCGCCCATTACATAGGCACTTCCCTGACCCAGAAGGTGGTTATTTTCATATTATTAATGCTGGTCACCCCATCCATGACAATGAGATGTGTGGGAGTAGGAAACAGAGATTTTGTGGAAGGGCTATCAGGAGCTACGTGGGTTGACGTGGTGCTCGAGCACGGGGGGTGTGTGACTACCATGGCTAAGAACAAGCCCACGCTGGATATAGAGCTTCAGAAGACCGAGGCCACCCAACTGGCGACCCTAAGGAAGCTATGCATTGAGGGGAAAATTACCAACATAACAACTGACTCAAGATGTCCTACCCAAGGGGAAGCGGTTTTGCCTGAGGAGCAGGACCAGAACTACGTGTGTAAGCATACATACGTAGACAGAGGTTGGGGGAACGGTTGTGGTTTGTTTGGCAAAGGAAGCTTGGTAACATGTGCGAAATTTCAATGCCTGGAACCAATAGAGGGAAAAGTGGTGCAATATGAGAACCTCAAATACACCGTCATCATTACAGTGCACACAGGAGACCAACACCAGGTGGGAAATGAAACGCAAGGAGTCACGGCTGAGATAACACCTCAGGCATCAACCACTGAAGCCATCTTGCCTGAATATGGAACCCTTGGGCTAGAATGCTCACCACGGACAGGTTTGGATTTCAATGAAATGATCTTACTAACAATGAAGAACAAAGCATGGATGGTACATAGACAATGGTTCTTTGACCTACCTCTACCATGGGCATCAGGAGCTACAACAGAAACACCAACCTGGAACAGGAAGGAGCTTCTTGTGACATTCAAAAACGCACATGCGAAAAAACAAGAAGTAGTTGTCCTTGGATCGCAAGAGGGAGCAATGCATACCGCACTGACAGGAGCTACAGAAATCCAAAACTCAGGAGGCACAAGCATTTTCGCGGGGCACTTAAAATGTAGACTTAAGATGGACAAATTGGAACTCAAGGGGATGAGCTATGCAATGTGCACGAATACCTTTGTGTTGAAGAAAGAAGTCTCAGAAACGCAGCACGGGACAATACTCATTAAGGTTGAGTACAAAGGGGAAGATGCACCTTGCAAGATTCCCTTTTCCACAGAGGATGGACAAGGGAAAGCTCATAATGGCAGACTGATCACAGCCAACCCTGTGGTGACTAAGAAGGAGGAGCCTGTCAATATTGAGGCTGAACCTCCTTTTGGGGAAAGCAATATAGTAATTGGAATTGGAGACAACGCCTTGAAAATCAACTGGTACAAGAAGGGGAGCTCGATTGGGAAGATGTTCGAGGCCACTGAAAGGGGTGCAAGGCGCATGGCCATCTTGGGAGACACAGCTTGGGACTTTGGATCAGTGGGTGGTGTTCTGAACTCATTAGGCAAAATGGTGCACCAAATATTTGGAAGTGCTTATACAGCCCTGTTCAGTGGAGTCTCTTGGGTGATGAAAATTGGAATAGGTGTCCTCTTGACTTGGATAGGGTTGAATTCAAAAAACACATCCATGTCATTTTCATGCATTGCGATAGGAATCATTACACTCTATCTGGGAGCTGTGGTACAAGCTGACATGGGGTGTGTCATAAACTGGAAGGGCAAAGAACTCAAATGTGGAAGCGGAATTTTCGTCACCAATGAGGTCCATACCTGGACAGAGCAATACAAATTCCAAGCAGACTCCCCAAAAAGATTGGCAACAGCCATTGCAGGCGCCTGGGAGAATGGAGTGTGTGGAATTAGGTCAACAACCAGAATGGAGAATCTCTTGTGGAAGCAAATAGCCAATGAACTGAACTACATATTATGGGAAAACAATATCAAATTAACGGTAGTTGTGGGCGATACACTTGGGGTCTTAGAGCAAGGGAAAAGAACACTAACACCACAACCCATGGAGCTAAAATACTCATGGAAAACGTGGGGAAAGGCAAAAATAGTGACAGCTGAAACACAAAATTCCTCTTTCATAATAGACGGGCCAAACACACCGGAGTGTCCAAGTGCCTCAAGAGCATGGAATGTGTGGGAGGTGGAAGATTACGGGTTCGGAGTCTTCACAACCAACATATGGCTGAAACTCCGAGAGGTCTACACCCAACTATGTGACCATAGGCTAATGTCGGCAGCTGTCAAGGATGAGAGGGCCGTGCATGCCGACATGGGCTACTGGATAGAAAGCCAAAAGAATGGAAGTTGGAAGCTAGAAAAAGCATCCCTCATAGAGGTAAAAACCTGCACATGGCCAAAATCACACACTCTCTGGACTAATGGTGTGCTAGAGAGTGACATGATCATCCCAAAGAGTCTAGCTGGTCCTATCTCACAACACAACTACAGGCCCGGGTACCACACCCAAACGGCAGGACCCTGGCACTTAGGAAAATTGGAGCTGGACTTCAACTACTGTGAAGGAACAACAGTTGTCATCACAGAAAGCTGTGGGACAAGAGGCCCATCATTGAGAACAACAACAGTGTCAGGGAAGTTGATACACGAATGGTGTTGCCGCTCGTGCACACTTCCCCCCCTGCGATACATGGGAGAAGACGGCTGCTGGTATGGCATGGAAATCAGACCCATCAGTGAGAAAGAAGAGAACATGGTAAAGTCTTTAGTCTCAGCGGGAAGTGGAAAGGTGGACAACTTCACAATGGGTGTCTTGTGTTTGGCAATCCTCTTTGAAGAGGTGTTGAGAGGAAAATTTGGGAAGAAACACATGATTGCAGGGGTTTTCTTTACGTTTGTGCTCCTTCTCTCAGGGCAAATAACATGGAGAGACATGGCGCACACACTAATAATGATCGGGTCCAACGCCTCTGACAGGATGGGAATGGGCGTCACCTACCTAGCTCTAATTGCAACATTTAAAATCCAGCCATTCTTGGCTTTGGGATTTTTCCTAAGAAAGCTGACATCTAGAGAAAATTTATTGTTAGGAGTTGGGTTGGCCATGGCAACAACGTTACAACTGCCAGAGGACATTGAACAAATGGCAAATGGAGTCGCTCTGGGGCTCATGGCTCTTAAACTGATAACACAATTTGAAACATACCAATTGTGGACGGCATTAGTCTCCTTAACGTGTTCAAACACAATTTTTACGTTGACTGTTGCCTGGAGAACAGCCACTCTGATTTTGGCCGGAGTTTCGCTTTTACCAGTGTGCCAGTCTTCAAGCATGAGGAAAACAGATTGGCTCCCAATGACAGTGGCAGCTATGGGAGTTCCACCCCTTCCACTTTTTATTTTTAGCTTGAAAGACACACTCAAAAGGAGAAGCTGGCCACTGAATGAAGGGGTGATGGCTGTTGGGCTTGTGAGCATTCTGGCCAGTTCTCTCCTTAGAAATGATGTGCCCATGGCTGGACCATTAGTGGCCGGGGGCTTGCTGATAGCGTGCTACGTCATAACTGGCACGTCAGCGGACCTCACTGTAGAAAAAGCCCCAGATGTAACATGGGAGGAAGAGGCTGAGCAGACAGGAGTGTCCCACAACTTAATGATCACAGTTGATGATGATGGAACAATGAGAATAAAAGATGATGAGACTGAGAACATCCTAACAGTGCTTTTAAAAACAGCATTACTAATAGTATCAGGCATTTTTCCATACTCCATACCCGCAACATTGTTGGTCTGGCACACTTGGCAAAAACAAACCCAAAGATCCGGCGTTTTATGGGACGTACCCAGCCCCCCAGAGACACAGAAAGCAGAACTGGAAGAAGGGGTTTATAGGATCAAACAGCAAGGAATTTTTGGGAAAACCCAAGTAGGGGTTGGAGTACAGAAAGAAGGAGTCTTCCACACCATGTGGCACGTCACAAGAGGGGCAGTGTTGACACATAATGGGAAAAGACTGGAACCAAACTGGGCTAGTGTGAAAAAAGATCTGATTTCATATGGAGGAGGATGGAGACTGAGCGCACAATGGCAAAAGGGGGAGGAGGTGCAGGTTATTGCCGTAGAGCCAGGGAAGAACCCAAAGAACTTTCAAACCACGCCAGGCACTTTCCAGACTACTACAGGGGAAATAGGAGCAATTGCACTGGATTTCAAGCCTGGAACTTCAGGATCTCCTATCATAAATAGAGAGGGAAAGGTAGTGGGACTGTATGGCAATGGAGTGGTTACAAAGAATGGTGGCTATGTCAGCGGAATAGCGCAAACAAATGCAGAACCAGATGGACCGACACCAGAGTTGGAAGAAGAGATGTTCAAAAAGCGAAACCTGACCATAATGGATCTTCATCCTGGGTCAGGAAAGACACGGAAATACCTTCCAGCTATTGTCAGAGAGGCAATCAAGAGACGTTTAAGAACCTTAATTTTGGCACCGACAAGGGTGGTTGCAGCTGAGATGGAAGAAGCATTGAAAGGGCTCCCAATAAGGTACCAAACAACAGCAACAAAATCTGAACACACAGGAAGAGAGATTGTTGATCTAATGTGCCACGCAACGTTCACAATGCGTTTGCTGTCACCAGTTAGGGTTCCAAATTACAACTTGATAATAATGGATGAGGCCCATTTCACAGACCCAGCCAGTATAGCGGCTAGAGGGTACATATCAACTCGTGTTGGAATGGGAGAGGCAGCCGCAATCTTCATGACAGCAACACCCCCTGGAACAGCTGATGCCTTTCCTCAGAGCAACGCTCCAATTCAAGATGAAGAAAGGGACATACCAGAACGCTCATGGAATTCAGGCAATGAATGGATTACCGACTTCGCTGGGAAAACGGTGTGGTTTGTCCCTAGCATTAAAGCCGGAAATGACATAGCAAACTGCTTGCGAAAAAACGGGAAAAAAGTCATTCAACTTAGTAGGAAGACTTTTGACACAGAATATCAGAAGACTAAACTGAATGATTGGGACTTTGTGGTGACAACTGACATTTCAGAAATGGGGGCCAATTTCAAAGCAGATAGAGTGATCGACCCAAGAAGATGTCTCAAACCAGTGATCTTGACAGATGGACCAGAGCGGGTGATCCTGGCCGGACCAATGCCAGTCACCGCGGCGAGTGCTGCGCAAAGGAGAGGGAGAGTTGGCAGGAACCCACAAAAAGAGAATGACCAGTACATATTCACGGGCCAGCCTCTCAACAATGATGAAGACCATGCTCACTGGACAGAAGCAAAAATGCTGCTGGACAACATCAACACACCAGAAGGGATTATACCAGCTCTCTTTGAACCAGAAAGGGAGAAGTCAGCCGCCATAGACGGTGAGTATCGCCTGAAGGGTGAGTCCAGGAAGACTTTCGTGGAACTCATGAGGAGGGGTGACCTTCCAGTTTGGTTAGCCCATAAAGTAGCATCAGAAGGAATCAAATACACAGATAGAAAATGGTGCTTTGATGGGCAACGCAATAATCAAATTTTAGAGGAGAACATGGATGTGGAAATTTGGACAAAGGAAGGAGAAAAGAAAAAATTGAGACCTAGGTGGCTTGATGCCCGCACTTATTCAGATCCATTGGCACTCAAGGAATTCAAGGACTTTGCGGCTGGCAGAAAGTCAATCGCCCTTGATCTTGTGACAGAAATAGGAAGAGTGCCTTCACATCTAGCCCACAGAACAAGAAACGCTCTGGACAATCTGGTGATGCTGCATACGTCAGAAGATGGCGGTAGGGCTTACAGGCATGCGGTGGAGGAACTACCAGAAACAATGGAAACACTCCTACTCTTGGGACTAATGATCTTGTTGACAGGTGGAGCAATGCTTTTCTTGATATCAGGTAAAGGGATTGGAAAGACTTCAATAGGACTCATTTGTGTAATCGCTTCCAGCGGCATGTTGTGGATGGCCGAAGTTCCACTCCAATGGATCGCGTCGGCTATAGTCCTGGAGTTTTTTATGATGGTGTTGCTCATACCAGAACCAGAAAAGCAGAGAACCCCCCAAGACAACCAACTCGCATATGTCGTGATAGGCATACTTACATTGGCTGCAACAATAGCAGCCAATGAAATGGGACTGCTGGAAACCACAAAGAGAGACTTAGGAATGTCTAAGGAGCCAGGTGTTGTTTCTCCAACCAGCTATTTGGATGTGGACTTGCACCCAGCATCAGCCTGGACATTGTACGCCGTGGCCACTACAGTAATAACACCAATGTTAAGACATACCATAGAGAATTCTACAGCAAATGTGTCCCTGGCAGCTATAGCCAACCAGGCAGTGGTCCTGATGGGTTTGGACAAAGGATGGCCAATATCAAAAATGGACTTAGGCGTGCCACTACTGGCACTGGGTTGCTATTCACAAGTGAACCCACTGACTCTAACTGCGGCAGTACTTTTGCTAATCACACATTATGCTATCATAGGTCCAGGATTGCAAGCAAAAGCCACCCGTGAAGCTCAGAAAAGGACAGCTGCTGGAATAATGAAGAATCCAACAGTGGATGGGATAATGACAATAGACCTAGATTCTGTAATATTTGATTCAAAATTTGAAAAACAACTGGGACAGGTTATGCTCCTGGTTTTGTGCGCAGTCCAACTCTTGCTAATGAGAACATCATGGGCCTTGTGTGAAGCTTTAACTCTAGCTACAGGACCAATAACAACACTCTGGGAAGGATCACCTGGTAAGTTCTGGAACACCACGATAGCTGTTTCCATGGCGAACATTTTTAGAGGGAGCTATTTAGCAGGAGCTGGGCTTGCTTTTTCTATTATGAAATCAGTTGGAACAGGAAAAAGAGGAACAGGCTCACAAGGTGAAACTTTAGGAGAAAAATGGAAAAAGAAATTAAATCAATTATCCCGGAAAGAGTTTGACCTTTACAAGAAATCTGGAATCACTGAAGTGGATAGAACAGAAGCCAAAGAAGGGTTGAAAAGAGGAGAGACAACACATCATGCCGTGTCCCGAGGTAGCGCAAAACTTCAATGGTTTGTGGAAAGAAACATGGTCGTTCCCGAAGGAAGAGTCATAGACTTGGGCTGTGGAAGAGGAGGCTGGTCATATTACTGTGCAGGACTGAAAAAAGTCACAGAAGTGCGAGGATACACAAAAGGCGGTCCAGGACACGAAGAACCAGTACCTATGTCTACATATGGATGGAACATAGTTAAGTTAATGAGCGGAAAGGATGTGTTCTATCTCCCACCTGAAAAGTGTGATACCCTGTTGTGTGACATTGGAGAATCTTCACCAAGCCCAACAGTGGAAGAGAGCAGAACTATAAGAGTTTTGAAGATGGTTGAACCATGGCTAAAAAACAACCAGTTTTGCATTAAAGTTTTGAACCCTTACATGCCAACTGTGATTGAGCACCTAGAAAGACTACAAAGGAAACATGGAGGAATGCTTGTGAGAAATCCACTTTCACGAAACTCCACGCACGAAATGTACTGGATATCTAATGGCACAGGTAACATTGTCTCTTCAGTCAACATGGTGTCTAGATTGCTACTGAACAGGTTCACGATGACACACAGGAGACCCACCATAGAGAAAGATGTGGATTTAGGAGCAGGAACTCGACATGTTAATGCGGAACCAGAAACACCCAACATGGATGTCATTGGGGAAAGAATAAAAAGGATCAAGGAGGAGCATAATTCAACATGGCACTATGATGACGAAAACCCCTACAAAACGTGGGCTTACCATGGATCCTATGAAGTCAAAGCCACAGGCTCAGCCTCCTCCATGATAAATGGAGTCGTGAAACTCCTCACCAAACCATGGGATGTGGTGCCCATGGTGACACAGATGGCAATGACAGACACAACTCCATTTGGCCAGCAGAGAGTCTTTAAAGAGAAAGTGGACACCAGGACGCCCAGGCCCATGCCAGGGACAAGAAAGGCTATGGAGATCACAGCGGAGTGGCTCTGGAGAACCCTGGGAAGGAACAAAAGACCCAGATTATGCACAAGGGAAGAGTTTACAAAAAAGGTCAGAACTAACGCAGCCATGGGCGCCGTTTTCACAGAGGAGAACCAATGGGACAGTGCGAAAGCTGCTGTTGAGGATGAAGAATTTTGGAAACTTGTGGACAGAGAACGTGAACTCCACAAATTGGGCAAATGTGGAAGCTGCGTTTATAACATGATGGGCAAGAGAGAGAAAAAACTTGGAGAGTTTGGCAAAGCAAAAGGCAGTAGAGCTATATGGTACATGTGGTTGGGAGCCAGGTACCTTGAGTTCGAAGCCCTTGGATTCTTAAATGAAGACCACTGGTTCTCGCGTGAAAACTCTTACAGTGGAGTAGAAGGAGAAGGACTGCACAAGCTAGGCTACATATTAAGGGACATTTCCAAGATACCCGGAGGAGCCATGTATGCTGATGACACAGCTGGTTGGGACACAAGAATAACAGAAGATGACCTGCACAATGAGGAAAAGATCATACAGCAAATGGACCCTGAACACAGGCAGTTAGCGAACGCTATATTCAAGCTCACATACCAAAACAAAGTGGTCAAAGTTCAACGACCGACTCCAACGGGCACGGTAATGGATATTATATCTAGGAAAGACCAAAGGGGCAGTGGACAACTGGGAACTTATGGCCTGAATACATTCACCAACATGGAAGCCCAGTTAGTCAGACAAATGGAAGGAGAAGGTGTGCTGACAAAGGCAGACCTCGAGAACCCTCATCTGCTAGAGAAGAAAATCACACAATGGTTGGAAACCAAAGGAGTGGAGAGGTTAAAAAGAATGGCCATTAGCGGGGATGATTGCGTGGTGAAACCAATCGATGACAGGTTCGCTAATGCCCTGCTTGCTTTGAACGATATGGGAAAGGTTCGGAAAGACATACCTCAATGGCAGCCATCAAAGGGATGGCATGATTGGCAACAGGTTCCTTTCTGCTCCCACCACTTTCATGAATTGATCATGAAAGATGGAAGAAAGTTGGTGGTTCCCTGCAGACCCCAGGACGAACTAATAGGAAGAGCAAGAATCTCTCAAGGAGCGGGATGGAGCCTTAGAGAAACTGCATGTCTGGGGAAAGCCTACGCCCAAATGTGGAGTCTCATGTATTTTCACAGAAGAGATCTCAGATTAGCATCCAACGCCATATGTTCAGCAGTACCAGTCCACTGGGTTCCCACAAGTAGAACGACATGGTCTATTCATGCTCACCATCAGTGGATGACTACAGAAGACATGCTTACTGTTTGGAACAGGGTGTGGATAGAGGAAAATCCATGGATGGAAGACAAAACTCCAGTTACAACTTGGGAAAATGTTCCATATCTAGGAAAGAGAGAAGACCAATGGTGTGGATCACTTATTGGTCTCACTTCCAGAGCAACCTGGGCCCAGAACATACCCACAGCAATTCAACAGGTGAGAAGCCTTATAGGCAATGAAGAGTTCCTGGACTACATGCCTTCAATGAAGAGATTCAGGAAGGAAGAGGAGTCGGAGGGAGCCATTTGGTAAACGTAGGAAGTGGAAAAGAGGCTAACTGTCAGGCCACCTTAAGCCACAGTACGGAAGAAGCTGTGCTGCCTGTGAGCCCCGTCCAAGGACGTTAAAAGAAGAAGTCAGGCCCCAAAGCCACGGTTTGAGCAAACCGTGCTGCCTGTAGCTCCGTCGTGGGGACGTAAAACCTGGGAGGCTGCAAACTGTGGAAGCTGTACGCACGGTGTAGCAGACTAGCGGTTAGAGGAGACCCCTCCCATGACACAACGCAGCAGCGGGGCCCGAGCACTGAGGGAAGCTGTACCTCCTTGCAAAGGACTAGAGGTTAGAGGAGACCCCCCGCAAATAAAAACAGCATATTGACGCTGGGAGAGACCAGAGATCCTGCTGTCTCCTCAGCATCATTCCAGGCACAGAACGCCAGAAAATGGAATGGTGCTGTTGAATCAACAGGTTCT